GATGCGGCCCTGCGGCTGCACCGTGATCCCGCGCACAAGCTGGAGGACGTTCACGGTCTGGCCGTCGCGGATGCCCTGGCGACCGGTCACGTGACGCTCGACGTGGTCCAGAAGATCGACCGTTTCTTCGCCGTCAACAACAAGCCGTACGTGGAGGAGATGCAGGCCCTCCGCACCATACACGATTCAGCCACCATCCGCTCGTGGGAGATGCACGGATCAGACGCCGGGCGTGCGTGGGCACACCGGGTGGTTCGGGAAGCAGCCGAAGCGGGCTTGATCGAGGCTGACCCCATCGTCGAACTCCTGAAGCTCCCGCCGGAGGGGGTGTACGACCGCTTTTCTGTCGGTGCGTGGCGGTACGAGTACAACATGGACCCGAAGAAGGCCGCGCGGTTCGTCGAGGAGTACACCCGCGCGACGGGGCAGCAGCTTGAACTGACACGCGCGTTCGGAGCCGCCGCCCCTGCGGTGGGGAACGCGATTTACCGCCGGTACAACACGCCCAATCCCTTCAAGGAGTTGTTCAAGTCCTTGATGGTCGACGACCCTGAGTATCGGGAGGCGGTTGAGAGCGAACTCGACTACCTGCGGACCATCATGACCCGCGAGGACGCCCGGCTGGAGGAGTCCATCGCGCGGGCTGTGTTCTATTCAATGGCCCCCCCGACGGCTGCAAAGATTCTGTGGCCTCCGTTCGTCGCGTATTTGATCCTCACGGTCGAAGCCCCGGCAATCCTGCAGGACGAAATACAGGGTGTCTTTGAGAAGTACAAGCCGCCCGCACCGGACGAGACCCCGAAGACGTTCCAGCAGTACGGGGACACGGTCAATACGTACATCACATACTTCCATCCCACGGGTACCCGATACGTTGATCCGAGTGCGGACAAGGACGCAGCGTACCTGCCCGACGAGATGTACGAGATTCTTCGCCGGGCTTTCTACGGCAAGCTCGTGACCACGAAGATGCTTCGGGAGGCCCTGTTCACCGCTGCATACTGGCTGAAGAAGAACAAGCTCTCCGGACCATTCTTCAACCTGCTCGTGATGGACTGGCGGAAGAAGAACTGGAAGGGCATCCTCGACCGTATCCCAGAGGACGCGGACGTCCGTGACGCATTCGCGAGGTTCGCGAAACTGAATCCGTTGCCCAAGGGTGGGGTCTCCTTGCAGCAGTCGGACCCCACGAAGGGGACGCTGAAGACCGTCGCGGGCTACTACAACGTCCCGACCGACAAGGTTCAGACGGTTCCGTTGAGCCACACAGAGACCGGAGTGCAGGCCCTCAAGGCGAACACGCCCATCGGGGTGAAGTCGACCTTTGAGATGGGTGGTCAGCAGTACGAGATCACCGGGGGTTTCAGCACCGATCAGATGGCGGTGGACGGAATCCAACCGGACATCGTCTTCCGCAACCTCAAGACCGGCGAGCACAAGATGCTCTCCGATGCGCTCTTCCAGCAGGCGATCAAGAAGGGCGACGTCAAGATACTGCAGGCGCACAAGGACCTTCCCGGGACGAAGTACGCCGAGCCCACTACACCCCCGGAGCAACCGACAACGAAGGAACCTGCGGCGACCGAGGACGGAATCGCCGCGATGCTGAAGGACGACTTCGGCGAGAACTATAACCTGCTCACGAAGATGAAGCTGGAAGACACGATAACGTCTTCTGCGATGGAGGACGCGTACGGCATCGAACTCCACGCGGGCGAGACGTTGATCGACAAGGAGGACCACAAGTTCAAGTTCGTCGCCGCGTACGATACGTCAGAGGGCGCGGTGCTCGTGATGGTGGGGCCGAATAACGACCTCATGTGGATGGAAGACGCCGAGGCAGCGGAGATCGTCGAGAAGGGCACCGTGAAGTTCGCGTCCCTTGCCGGTAACGAAGCTCCGAAGCCGAGCTTCCCGGACCCCCTTGCCGCCTCGCTCAAGCCCGAGCCCGCGTACGTTCCGAAGCACGCGGTGTCAGAAGTCATTACGCTGTCGGGCTTGCGTTATCACATTCTGGCATACGCGAATAAGAACTACCTACTCCATCGGCTGACGGTCTCTGCACCCACGCACTCTTCCGTGGAGGTACTCAGCGCCTCGTACGTCGACGGTGCAGCGAAAGCCAGCGGTTCGCTCGTCACTGAACCGTCCACGCTGCTAGCGTTCGTGGCGGACTACATACCGTCGGACCTGTCCGCTGTGTCTATGACGATACCGGGGTACACGTGGGGCGACGTGGTTCTCGCTGGTGAAGACGTGTACAGGGTCTATGGTTTGTATCAGACTCCGTCCAAGGAACAACAGGTCCTCGCGTCCATTGCCACAGTGACGGATTTCGAGGGTCTTACCGTGCCGTACGACGATTGGGTGCTCCGTCCACCTTCGTTGTTCACGGCGGTCGAGTCCTCGTATAAACCCACTGCGCCCAAGCCCGAGCCGGGGGCTATCGACGCGCTCGATATGGCAGGTCCGGAGGGCGGCGGTTCCCCCGAGATGTGCGGGACGCAGGCCGCTATCGACTGGTTGCTTGCCCACGGACTCACCCCGGCAGTCCAGAGCGAGTCCCCCCTGTTCAAGTTCGACCTTGGGCAGAAGCTCAACTACGCTATGGGCAAACTTCGGATCATCGTCGGGTACGCGTTCTCGAATACCAAGGTGCCCAGCTATGTGATCCTTACCGAGCTAGGGAATATCAATGCCAAGGAGGCATCGAACGGGAACGCGCAGTATGGGCCGAAGATCGAGATTCTCCAGTCCGTCGTCAATGCGTTGAAGCCCAAGCCTGAGCACGCGGAGAAGCCGGGGTTCCCACGCCTCAACTATGCGCTCAGCGCCGAGGCAAAGACGTGGGCGAAGACAACGAAAGCCATCTTCATTCAGTCCCCACCCAACCCGATCTACTTCGTTGGGTCGAAGCTGTTCGATTATTCCGCGAATCAGAGCTATACGTTGATAGGGTGGGTCCAGGGACCGAAAGCGGTTCTGAAGAAGCCCGGCAGCACCCATGCGCTCATGGTGAGCAACGACGAACTGCAGGCGTACACCCTCAACTACAAGAATCAGAGCACGCTCGCAACCGGTGGGGCCATTACATTCGGTAAAGGCGCGCACGCGGTGAAGTACGCCGTGACCATCCACAACATCAACAAGGTCACCGTGAAGGTCGAGGACGTGTCGATCCCGAGCGACCCTCCAGCGGGGTGGGATGATCCGGACTCGATCAGTCAACCCCCTGTGACCCAGTTCCCAGCGGGGGGCGCACACCTATCGGCGGGCATTGTCGCGGTGGTCCCCCCGGGTGGTTCGGTGATGGCGGGTGACAAGTCGGTCCACATGAGCCACACCTGTGTAGTGATGGTTCACCCCATGAACGAATATGCCGGGTACAAGCTCACGTACCCGAAGGGGACCATCGACAAGGGCGAGTCGATAGAGCACGCGGCGGTCCGTGAGGTGTACGAGGAGACGGGGCTCTCCGTGAAGCCCGTTGCGTACCTTGGCGACTACAAGGGCCAGACGTCCGTTACCCGCATGTTCATTGGATACGTGACGGGCGGAGACCCGCAGAAGGCCGGGAACGAAACGGACGCTGTCGCGTTCAAGCCGCTAACCGATTGGCTCGCCTCGTGGGGTGGTCTCGTCACGGATCGCGACAAGAAGATCACGACGGACGCCCTCGAATGGATGGGCAAGCACGGCACCCCTGACGAGTACGTTCCGAAGCAGGCCGCTGCGCCGTCTTCCGCCACAGGTCCGCAGGACGTCGAGGGGCAAACCGGTCCGAAGGCGTTCGATCCCAATTTAGTGGATTCCCCTCCGCAGGCTGGGTCGGCGAACAAGCCGCAACCCATCGACTACTACGTTGATGCTGCGACGATCAACTTCGTCGAAGCACAGGAGGTTTTCAACGGAACGACATGGCGCTTCGTGAAGCAGTCAGGCTATGTTGAGAAGGGATATCCTCCGGTCGGTGGGCAGTCCAAACCGGTGGTTGGCACGAAGATTCGGTACAAGAAAACTGGTACTGTGGTCTATGAGATGAAGGGGTACGTGCGCGCAGAAGCGGGGTCTGCACAGTGGGAGCGGATGATCGTGCAGGCGGTCGTGTTCGCTCCTGCCGCGTACCACTCGTGGGACCTCACCATGAGCGGTACGGGGTCCAACGATGTGGTCCTCGTGGGTATCGGCCCGGATCAGTTCGAGCCGGTCGACGAGCCCGTGCTGCCGAAGACCAAGACGATCCCCGGTAAGACGCCCCTGCAGGACCTCCTGACGGAGTTCGCCTATACATCACCGTTCCCGGTCAACCAGTCGATCCTGAACGAACTCAAGAATCTCCTCAACGTCACAGATGCCGTCCCGATCAGCATCAAGGGCACCACACTACCACCTTCGATCACGATGCCCTTGGTTGGGGCTGTGTTTACGTATCAAACCGTGGTGGGCTATTCCACTATGTTGGGGTACATCACGGTCGAGACTGAAGAAGAGGTGTTTACGTTCGCGGTGGTCGCGAAGCCTAATGAGTATGTCGGGGTGTGGTCAGCGAACCCGTCGGACCTGCATAAGTACAAGGTACTGCCGGGAACCGCCAAGATTCCAGCGCACTGGGCGTACCAGCACGCTGATCCCTCAGTGCATAGTATGATTGTGCACCTGTCCGTGGTGGGCGAAGCTCCGTCTGTGACGTTGCCCAAGTTCAAGAAGTGGATGAAGGAAGCGGGTGTTCCCAACTCGCATCTGCTCAAGAAGACGGACATACAGAAGTTCGCCGGGCTCTTCGTCGGAGGCAAATACACGCAGGTGGAGCAGACTGTGTTGATCGAGTCATTGGCACTCAAGGCGAAGTCGAAGGCCAAGGTCGCGAAGGTGGGTAAGGCCGACGTGGTTGCCGATGCCCCGACCGTACTGCCGGTGGACGACTACCAGTCACTGGCGGTGAAGAAGATCATCGCCCATCCTTCATCGAAACAGTTCACCCAGTCCGAGCAGCAGGTGAGCGGGGGCAGCAACCCGTCCGCCGTGCTCCTGAGCCATGGTGGCGCGCACAAGTGGTTCTTCAAGATGGCGAAGGACGAGAATATCACGAGAGCGTACACGGAAGCTGCCGCGTACGATTTCATGGCAGCGGTCGAGAAGGACGACGCGGTGCCCGTGGGAGTGCTGTTTTTCAACGGCAAGCTGGGTAGTCTGCAGCCGTTGCTGGACATCTCCCCAGTCCCGTCGGACCCGAGTGTATTGTCGGACGATGACAAGGCCCGGGTCCTCGAACAGCACATGATCGACATGTTCATGGGGGACCACGATGGATTCCCTGCGAACTGGGGCAAGCTGAAGGATGGGCGGCTCGTCGCGGTTGACCGAGGGCAGGCGTTCAAGTTCGTTCTGTTGGGCACGGCGGAGAGTCTCGACCCGTACTGGAACGCGCCGGGGAATATGAATGCGGGGTCAGTATACGGCAAGAAGCTGCTCCGCGACTGGATCGAGGAGAAGTCCGACCTTCCTGCGTCTGCGTGGAAGGCTGCACGGGTGATGATTTCCCGGATTCAGCAGATCAGTGACGAGGTCATGTCTACGATCCTGACCCCGGTGTTCGAGTCGATGAAGCTGGACGAAGCGGGGCGGAAGAAGGTTCTCACGAAGCTCGCAAAGAAGCGAGACGCGTATCTCGATGATTGGACCGAGGTCCTTACGAAGTACAACAAGGACTTCAAATGGCCCACGGTTGGTGCGGTAACGCTCTCAGTGGCGGTGAAGATGGCGGACCACGACCCTGCCGCGATTGGGTATGGGAAGGTGGAGCAGAAAGAGATTCAGGAGGCGTCAAAGCATCCGCACACTGGGACTACGATCCGCGTCGACCGCGACCTGCTGGAGAATCAGGAGGTCTTCGTTCGTCGAGTCCTCTGGCAGCGAGAAGGAAAGGACATTCCGGCCACTCTGATCAACTTCCGGCTCGCGTACCACACCGGGACGGCGTATCTGCCGAAGACCCTGAAGATGGTGGGGGACAACATCCACGGGGCGGTGACGAAGTTCGAGGCGTCAGGCGCGGCCAAGTATGAGGCAGATGGCGTCCTGCAGGTCGACAAACTGGGGCAGTATTGGGTGAAGATCCACAAGGCGATTCGGAACTTCGTCTACCACGCCTGCGACATGGCCCATGGAGGTACGCAATCGGCGGCGGAAGAGAATCCGACACTGAACAAGGACACGCAGCAGGCCGCGCAGGACCTTATCCCGGAACTTCACAAGCTCCTGCAGCAGACGAAAGAGGAGGGGACGTACAAGCCGACGGGCGAGCCTAACTCAGCGGTTCGTCAGATGGCAGGTGTGTACCTCCAGTATGTCGAGGACGTGTTGAAGCCGAGGTTCGAGAACCCGAAAGAGTACATCAACAAGAAGATCAACCTCAGCCCGTACATATACATTCCACCGAAGAAGGACGAGAAGAAGAAGACGGAGGAAGCTCCAGTATGGGCGGGTGTTCTCACTACGAAGCCGAAGGTTCATAATCAGAACGCGCGCGTCCCGGACGTGAAATTGACCCAGAAGGGGACGATTGTCACGAACCTCGACAAGCTCGTATTGAAAACCACACAGAGTTACATCGAGTTGAAGGGTCACAACGGGGCCGAGGTGGTGGTGTTTCCTGTGGGGAGCTTTTCGGGCGTCGGGCATTCATACAAGGGGTACCAGGGGTTGTCGTGGGGGATCGTTGAGGGGGAGCCATCCACGGCAACGGTGTCGTATCTCCTTCACATGATCGAAACAGTGACGGGAATGACGCTCCCGCCTGCGACGGATCACGACCTCGAAACCCTGTACTGGATCAAGCAGGCGTACTTGGTCCAGCAATATGAGGTCAAGGGGGAAACGATAACGGGCATTGTGCATCCCGGCAGTATGGAGCCCGGGGTCGGTATTGCGACCAAGGAGTTGCAGCAACTGGTCAAGAAATACCGTGGTGGTGACCAGAGCCCGAAACTGGTTGAAGAACTGCAAGAGTTCGTTTCCACTCGCGTCAACGTGCCTGTCGCAACACTACAGAAACGTGCGGCGAAGGCCGTTGCGGGGTTCTCTACCGCACCGACTGGTGGCGGTATCGTCGTGACCGACCGTGTTGACTTGACTCGCGACGAGCTTGAGAAGCGCATGGGCAAGTGGCACGTTGCGCACGCGCTTTTCAATTTCAGTTCTATGAGCGGTTTCCTGTTGAAAGCGGTGCCCGAGCCGATACTGTACGCACAGAACATGCGCATGGTGTACGGGATATCGAAGATTGGTGCATCAGAGGTGCAGGACGTCGATTACGGTGGGTCCCCGTCCTTGTTCGCAGTGCTGCGCCACATCCCCGGGCCGTCACAATCCAATTCGCAGCCCGTGTTTTACTTCGACCCAAGTCTGCTCATGCGGAACGACGTTTTCATCACCGCGTCGGACAACTTCGGGGACCCTGACGTGCCGAGATACGTTCACCCCGACGCATGGCTTTCCCTGCATCATACGCCATCCGGGCATATCTATTCTGGCGCGCACCCGCAGGTAGTAATACGGCACTCCACCGACCTGCGGAAGTACGTCATACGGGCGCAGTGCGTGTCGGCCACTGACGCAAAGGAGTGCATCAAAATCTGCAAAGAAAAGGGTTGGACGTTCGCGAACGGGTTGGAACCGTCGCAGGTATTCTTCCCCCTGTAGTGGAGGCACCGATGGACCTTCTTGACGCGTGTATGTCGGGGCTCTACTACCTTTGGAAATGGGGGGACGGCAATCAGGCCCTCGACGCGGCATTTACCAGCGACTCCGAGTGCCTGCTCCTCCGGGCCGATTGGTGGACCGGTGTGTGGGGCATGGGGGACAACGTGCTGTACGCCTCCCGTCCAATAGTCCGCGAGCCAATGCCCCCGGGGGACGAGGTGCTCCACTGGTTCATCCCCGAACGGAACGTGGACCTGTACACTCCCGACGACGAGTTCGATGCGCGGATCACGACGAACGCCCGCGCGCGCACAGACACCCGGAGGACCGAGTACCTCGTGGCGCTGGACCAGTTGCGCCTATCTCTCCCGGACACTCTGCAGCCCGCCTTCAACGACTGGCGAGCCCGGATCACTGCGCGCCCGGAAGTGACCCCGGCGGATATCGCAAAGCAGTGGGAAACCCCACGGAAGGTCGGGGTGATTCACCTGACCGGCCCGCAGGGGCCTGCGGACGTGCTCGTAGTGGACGAGCGGGGTGAGGCTGCATCGGCGCGTGGGAACGAGTGGGCCGAGTTGTGTGTGGACGAATGGATCAATGCGAACCCTCGCCCCGAGGTGGAGGGGTACATCGCGGCGTTGGCCCAGCGGCGACTCCCTGCGACCTTCAGCTTCGAGCAACCTTCGGTCACCGTAACGGAAGGCACCATCCGCGATATCGCTCTCCGGGCGGCGCGGGCATAGGCGGGCGAAAAGTGGGAAAATGAAGTGGACAAGTGACTACACAGCCGCAATACTCATGCGTGTGGATTGGTCGGGCTGATTACGTTGTGTAAAGGCCCAACAGTAAAAGGAGGGTTGACATGCCCCAGCTTCAGACCGCAGTGGTCGATGTGTACGACTTCGGCGCACCCGTCGTCGAGGACGAAGTGCTCAAGTTCCGGGTGCCGCGTGGCGGCAAGCTCGACCTGAACTTCGAGAACTCCGAGGGCCTTGCGGACGGCACCGTCACGGTGCAGGTCTCCGCCGACGACGTGACGTACGTCGACACCAGCGCGGCGGCGAACCTCGTCGCGGTGGCGGACGAGGTAGTCCAGCGCGGCACGCGCAAGTCGTTCGCTGGGGTCCTCCTCCGCAACGGTCTGGACAAGTACATACAGGTCCTCGCCTCCGGCGGGACCCGCATGAACCTCCAGATGCGGAAGGACCAGAACCTCGAAATCGTCAAAATCTAGGCACTGACGTTCGCCTAGACCTGCGACAGCGAGGAGACTGAACGTGACCGCAATCAAAGAACTCATGCCGCGCCTCGATTCCTTCCCGGTCGGGGAAGTCGTGGGGGTCCCGTCAGCAATCGCCCCTGTCTGCGGAGTCGTCAAGATCGACGACGTGAACAAGCGCACCGGCATCCTGTTCGGCGTAGTGCAGAACAGCGGTGCTGGTGCCTTCACGTTTTCGGTCGAGGAGTCGAGCGACGACGGTGACACCGATGCGTACGCGGCCATCAACATCCGTGTCGACGAAGCTGTTGTCGCGAGCGTCGTCGTTCAGCCGGGTGCCCGCGTGATGTTCGCCATCGAACCGTCGGAGATCACGGACAACTACCTTCGGTTCAAGGCTGCGTCGACGAGTCTCGACCGCCACGGGTACGTGGTGATCGGGGCATGGGTCGGTGACTTGATCCGGTGGCAGTCGAGGGCGACAGCATGATCGTGACCCATGGGGTACTCAACGCACTGATGCGAAGCAAGCACCGGGACGTCTGTACGTGCGGGTTCCCGATGCCGGTGTACCCTGGTCGATACCCGTCGAAGTGTCCGGTGTGCGACATTCCTCGAACGGCTCCGCCAGGGTCGGAAGGGTCTGCGCCGCCGAGTGCATAGGGGGCATCACAGATGCCGAAGGCTCCGCTTCCTGGCGTGCTCCCTGGCGAGATATTCCTTCTGGAGTGGAAGCGGGATCGCGATACTTACATCATCCATGTCGACGACGCGGATTACAGTAGCTACGAACTCGGTGGCGACATACAACAGTTGATGCTGCAATTCCGGTTGTGGGGGAAGGCGGAGATCGGAGACCGGGCGATTGACACTGCGAGGTGTTTCTGCGGTGCAAGCGTCCACCTCCCCACCGGTCGAGTGGTGCCAGTCTTCGACCGGGGTGAGGACCGTCGGCGAACTGTACGGTTCGAGGAGGACGAGGAACATGCTGGAGTTGGCACAACCCTTCAGCCCCATCTGTGAGGGATTCATCTCAGGCTACACCGATGGTGCAGCCCAGATCGAGTACCCCAAAGTCATCTTCGTCCGGCAGGGCCAGAAGGCATGGTTCGCGCTGGGCGAGCGGAACCTTACCGAGTCCCTCGAACAGTCGGCCCAGATCGTCGAGTCCTTCGACCAACTCGAACTCGTCGAGCGTGTAGTCAACGGCAAGACGGTCAAGGCCGTGAAGGACGGGTGCTGGTTCGTCGAGGGGCCTGCGCAGCGATCCGATACCAAGAACGCAAACGGGCGAGTGTACAAGCGCAAGATATGGGAGCGCATCGTCGGCGATCCCAAGAGCACGGCCCAGCAGGAAGTTCAAGCGGGTGGGATGGTCGGTCACCTCGAACACCCGAACGACGGTCGCATGGACGGTCGCGAGGGAGCAATCGTCACCCGGAAAATGACCCTGAACAAGGATGGGGTCGTTTGGGGCAACTGGGAAGTTCTCGACACGCCCAATGGACTGATTCTGCAGGAGTACACGCGGAAGAAGGTCCGCTGGGGCGTGTCATCGCGGGGCAACGGGTCAGTTGGGCAAGACGGAAACGTGAACGAGGAGGACTATCAACTCGTCACGTTCGACGCCGTCATGCGCCCGTCGACGCCCGGCGCGTACCCGAAACCCGCAGGAGCACAGGCAGGCGTGAAAGAGGGAGGGGAGCCCACCGCACCACCGGCGCAGTCGCAACTCAGCGAGGACGTGCAGAAGTGCCTCAAGTCGGTCGACGAACTACGAGCCGTGGACATTTCGACCCTGAGCGAGTCGGAGCAGCATCGTTTCGCCGCGAAACTCTTGGGCAACCTGAGCAAGGTCGACAGCCTCGTCGACTCGAAACTCCTCCAGGCGGAGCGAGCGTCCGAGTTGCAGGATTGGTTGACCCACAAGCTGAGGGCAGTTCATGAGTCACTGGCGAACGCGGCTGATTCGGCCATCGACAGGATCATCGAGACCGTCACGGCCACCGGGGACGATACCGACACGAAGCAGGCCATCGAGGCCCTCCAACAGAAGGTGACGGAAGCCGTCGACAAGGCGGAGCAGTACCGTGCCGAGTTGGAGCAGATGCAGTCCACGCAACAGGAAGCGGAGATGCGCGAGGAGGTGTTGGAGGCGGAGCGGGACGAGGCCCAAGCGCGGCTCGAAGCCGTGCAGGAGGAACTCACCGCCGAGCGGGCGAAGCTATCCCTAGCAACGGAGACCATCCGGAGCCTCACGGCAACGGACGTCACCGACGAGAAGCAGGCGGCGGTGGAGGAGGCGATCCAGCAGCATCCGGAACTGGAGAAGTTCCGGGGCCAGTTGGAGAATGCCGCGACCCCGGAGGTAGTCGAGAGCGTGGTCGAGAGCGTTCTTGAAGACCTCGTCAAGTCCGGCAGTGTGCCCCCGAAGCCCCCTGTGGAACAGACGCACCGCCTTGGGTTGCCGTCTAAGGGGATGGTAGTCGAGTCGGACGCGCGGGCCGGATCGCGTCGTCCGTCCTCCGCCGAGAGCATGGGTGCTCGACTGGCGGGCAAGGCAGTTGCGAAGATGTCAGTCAGGCCGTAAGGACCATTCAAGGAGTGAAACCATGATTCTGGGCGATCAAGGGCTGTACGAAGGCATCATCGAGGCGGGTCTGCGGTTGGCGTCGACCCCGGAGTCCGAGGGCGGCTGGTCGGAATACTTCAGCGAGACCGACGATGCGGACCTCCGCATCGGGGACGACACGCTGAGGGCGCAGACGGCCCTCATGCTGGAGAACGCCAAGCGGTGGATGGCGACGAAGTGCCGCAAGCGGCTCGACGAGAACGGGCGCTTCGTGATCGACGAGGTCACGCGGTCCGCGCTGGTCGGCGGCTTCAGCGACTACATCTTCCCGATCATCCGCGCAGCGTTCCCGACGAACCCCATCAACGACCTCGTGTCGGTCCAGCCGACCAACCGCCGCACGGCGACGGTGATCTACTGGAACTGGGTCGTCGGTCGCGGGAAGGGCTCGTACAATCAGGGCATGCGGCTGTTCGATGCCCAGACGGGCAAGCAGGACGCGGGCTTCAACTTCACCAACGAGGTCATCGACATCGAGACGCTCGTGGTGCTGGGCGCTCCCGCCGCGACGGCTAGCGGCACGCTGCAGTTCCACGACGGCGGCGGTGTCCGGCCCACGACGGTGGCGCTGGCGGCGACGCTGACCGTCGCGGGTGCCGTGACGTTCCATGACAACGGCAACGGGGGCTTCATCTGCTCCGACCCCGCCGTGCTCATCACCTCCACCAGCATCAACTACAAGACCGGCGCGGTCGCGATCACGCTGAACGTCGCTGACTCGTTCGCCGCCGGTCCCGTGACGGGGACGTACCGCTGGGACAGCGAGGGTTCGTCCAACCTCGTGCAGGTCGACGTCCAGATCATCTCCTCGACGCTCACCACGGAGCGCCGTGCGGTGCTGATCAACTACTCCATCGAGTCCATGCAGGACATCATGGCGGAGTTCGGCGTTTCGCTGGAGCCCAACCTCGTGTCGGGCGCGGCGGAGCAGATGAACTTCGAGATCGCGCGCCAGATCATCCACGAAATCTGGATGGTCGCCCCCGTCGTCGGGACGTTCGACAAGACGGGGTCCACGGAGTACAACCAGCAGGACCACTTCAAGGACATCATCTATGTCCTCAATCAGGCGAGCAACAACATCTGGAAGCGGACGCAGAAGGGCTACGGCAACTGGATCGTTGCCGACGAGCAGGCCGCGACGGTCATCGAGTCGCTGCCCGCCGGGATGTTCGTGGCGGCTCCGCGCCCCGCGAACGTGCAGGGCCTCCACTTCATCGGAACCCTGTTGGGCCGGTACCGGGTCTACAAGGACCTGCATCTCGACAAGGAGCCGACGGCGTCCACCCATGGGAACCTCTTGATGGGGTTCAAGGGCACGCAGTTCTTCGAGGCCGGGTTCGTCTGGTCGCCGTACCAGCTTCTCTACACCACGGAGTCGCTGACCACGGCGGACTTCCTGACCCAGAAGGGCATGGCGTCCCGGTACGCCACCAAGATGGTCAATCCGGACATGTACGCGCGCGTGAACCTCGGCGCGTAGTCTGTCGCTGATCCAGTGGGAGGGACTCGGGGGGGTCCCTCCCACACCTTCACGGTCTTCGCAGGAGGACCTTGAAGGTGTGGACGACCACTGCCAACGGCAGTTGACCCGAAAGGAGCCTCACATGGCTGATCCCGCGAAGGAGTTCGTCAACCTCCGTCAGTTCCCGGTCGACATCTCCGACGAGAGCAAGCGGCGGCTCACAGTCTTCCCGTGGTCCCGGCGCAATGAGGGCGCACGAGTCGCCGACTGCACGTTCCTCGTGCGTGGAGACCACTACGCTCAGTACGTCTCCGCCGCCGGGCCGCTGTTCAAGAAGCCCGCCGGTGAGGAGCCTCCGACCAAGATATCGCCTGCGGAGGCCAGGGCGGAGCGAGAGAAGGCGGAGAAAGCAGCCAGGGGTGCGAAGGTTGCTATCGAGAAGGCGCAGCAGGAAAAGGCCAACGCCGATACCCGCGCCCGGCTCGAAGAAGAAACGAAGGCCGCTGAGGCGAAGATGACGAAGGAGGCCGAGGCCACCCGGGTTGTGCCCCCGGCGACCCTGGAGTTTCGAGACAGCCATCGCGCAGAGGGCAGCGGGAGCGCACTGGAGCCCGGCAGCGCGGAAGGTGCTGGCAAAGATGCTGAAGAAGCAGGGAGCAAGCCTGCCCCCGAGCCCGTCGAGTCCACCAAGCACGACCCTTCCCGAGGCAAGGTGAAGGTGAAGTCGAAGAAGTAGTCCCACACCACGGATAGGGGTGGGCCTTGCCCAACGCAATCCTGAAGCTCTCCAAGATTCAAGACTGGGTCGAGCACACGCTTGGCAAGCCACAGGTTGCCATCGAACTCAACGTGGAGAATTACCGCAAGGCAATCCTGGAAACGACCGCTGTGTACAACCGGTACCGCCCACAGCGGATGAAGACCAAGATCGCGGCGGTCTCTGCGCAGAAGAAATACCCAATCACCCATCACAACCTGCAGGGCGTGGTCGACCTCGACTACGTCCGCGCTAGCGTGGTCTCCGGGCGTGTCGATCCATTCGATCCGACGAGCGTGATCTACAACCCGATGTCGATAGGCGGCGGCGAGACCTTTGCGACGTATGCGCAGTCGCTCTCGTATCAGGAGGAAGCCCGGAAGGTTGTCAGTGCCGAGTTCGAGTGGTTCGGGCAGTGGGAGGTCAACGAGACGGACGGCACCTCTCAATACTACCTATACATCGACATCCCGCAGGGCATCACGTACGACGTCTCGTATCTGTACACGTGGCACGTCGATCCGGACAATGGCGTGTGGGGCCTGCAGCATATCGCCAACGGGGACGTCGACTGGTATCTCCGTTTTGTCCTTGCGTGCGTGAAGGAGTCGCTTGCCCGGGTGCGGGGGAAGTATCACGGGATACCCATGCCCGACGGCGGTGAAGAGGACAACGATTATTCTGAGTTGGCTGAGGAGAGTCGCGCCGCGCGGGAGGAACTGATCAACGAGATCAAGGCTAGGATGCCTCCGACGATGCCTGTCATAGGGTGAGGGGTTTACACAGTGGCAATCGCGAAGAAGCCCCACATCCCTGACTTCCGCGCGGTTCGCCGCACGATGATGGCTGTCTCCCAGGAAGTGACCGAGCGCCGGGT